GAACCATCTAATGCAATACATCTTGATACATTTAAATCACCATATACTGTTGAGATAGTTGTTACATCTAAGCCCATAACTTTCTTACGTCCAGTTACAGCTAAGTCAGCTCTAAATTGTCCGTCAATGCCAATGTTGTTACCAAAGAATCCACCTAGTTTGTGTAACCAAGTGTAAACCTCAGTAGAACATAGGAATACAGTCGCTTTATCATTGTTGTATCTTGGGTCTTGATATTGAGACATATCTTGTAGGAAGTCATCAATAGTCTTAGCGCTTGTCCAAGAGAAGATGTTTCCATAATTCAAGACATAGTCAACCGCACCCTGGGTATGTTGAACTCCACCTTGAGATACTTGACTTGAGAATAATCCAGCGTGTTCAATGTCCCATTTGTGTTCAATAAGTTTTTCTTTCCAAACTCTTGCCCACTCATTTGGTTCATATTTAAGAGCTGTTGCTCTAGCTGTATTAGTCATACCAAATTCAGTTCTGAAAATCTGAGTTTGTCCATAACCAGTTGAATAAGGGTTGTCTTTCCAACTTTTATTTAGAAGCGAAGAACCTTCAGCGTAAGATGTACCTACAACCATAGCTCTTTTAGCTTCTAGATTTTCAGCAATATCTAGATTGTATACTTCACAAACTGGATTATCACTTGCAAAGGAAGCCAAATAAAGTGCCGCAGCTGAGTTAGCAGCTCTAAGAACTGTTGCCTCAATTTGCTTTACTTCAGCAGTTGCTGAACCGCCACCACCTGATAGGTCTGCAGCTTCTTGAGCACCTACAGAATCAATCTTTACAAGAATGTAATCTGATACTGCTCCACCGCCATCAGTTGAAGAAACAGGTACTTTAAGAATTTGATTTGGCATCAAAAACTCAGGAGCTGTTCCTGCATCACCTACGTGAATTTCGGTATTTGAATTTCCTTTAATGTTTTGAATGTTACCTGCTGAGTAGTAATCACTAGCAACAAATAAAGAAACACTTTGTCCAGCCGCTGTAATAGCTGCAGCACTTGTGTCTACGATATCTGCTGAATTAAATACATCAGCTGTACCATTATTAAAACCTACTACATAGACGTATCTTTTCATAAAAGAATGTCTTTTTTCGGTGTATTTGAATTGTGGGTCATCAGTTGGTTTTTTTGCTAAAGTTGAAACCAATCTGAAGAAAGGTGTTTGAGCTAGAGCTAATTCTGAAAATCTTTCAGAAAAGTCATATCGTCTACGCAAATCTCCAGTATTTAACGCTGAACCAGCAATTCCGCTAAAACCACCTTGGCTTAATGCTGTACTATCAACAATTGCCAAAGGGCTTGTTTTGGGATAACTTGTATCTGCCATTTTTAGTCCCTCCTAAGGGTATGTTTAGGTTATTATATTATACTATCTAACCCAGTACCTGTCGAAAGCAACTTATCAAAGACGGCATCGTCTACTGATTTTTCTTCTCTTTGTGCGTTCCCTAATGATGCAAAACTTGTTGGCATTTGCCTAACGTTCTTCATCTGATTAATTACTTCATTCCTAGTATTATTAGCTACCGCTTGGTCTCTATGTTCTCTATTCTTTAAGTAATAAACATCCTCTAAAGTAAGTTTGTGTGATTTTGCATAATCAATTAAATCTTCGTATTGTTCTTCAGAAACATTATGTTTAACTTTAAACTCTTGTTCCTCAGACGCTTTACGTGATTGTTCAGATTGTTGTCTTGCAAAATCATTCAATCTTCTTTGCACCACTCCATCAACAGTTGCATTAAACAACTTTGCTGATTCTGAATTAGGGTCTGACACAGCTTCGTCATAATCAAAGACAAAATCTTCGTCTAATCCTAATTGCTCTTTTACACTCGTAGGTGCTGAGCCACCACCCTGAAAATAACCTCTAACGTGAGAAATTAAATTCGGGTCCTCTTTCATAGCATTTAGTAAAGGCATATAAGGTTCTAACTCTTTTAAACGAGTGTTAAGTCGTTTAGCTTCACGAGAAGAATCACTATATCTCTTTTCTAAATTTGCTACATCCATTTCTGGATTAGCTAATTGCTCTTGTTGTTCAGGGTTCCCTTGTAGGGAAGTTATCTGCGTCTGTTGAGCTGGTTCTGGACTATCTTGGTCCAGGGTTTCACCCATAACTTGTCTATCAAGCTGAGAAAAAAAATCTTCTGCAACAGTATCATTACCTTCGTCTTGAGGGGCTAACTCTTGAAGTTGCTTTCTTTCAGCATCATCAATCATTAGGTTGTTCTCTATATTATCCATACTGTAAATCTCCTTAATTTACTATTATTATTCTGTATTATCAACGTTTTTGTTTGATAATTCTTTTTCTCTATCTGACATACGTTGTTGCAATAGTTTTTGTTGTGCAATAGTCTTAGTAATTTGTGAATCTATTTCTCTACTACCTTCGTCTATTCTATTTTGTATTTCAGATTGAACTACTTGTCGTTGTAATGTTTCAATAGTACTTTCTCTATCTTTTAATGTTTCAGTTAGACTTTCTAGCTGTGATTGTAATTGGCTATAAAGTGATTTACGTTGTAAGATAGATTTCTTGTTACGTATATCAGTATGTTCTAGCATTGCTATATCATCTATAAGACCAGATTGATACCATTTGAAGTATTCATCTAATAATGCCCAACGATTAATTGGTTGTGTTGCACCAGCTACAATACGAATATCAAATTGAGCGGCGCTATAATCGTTAAAGCGTTCTACAACTTCTCCAAAATCATTGTACATAGGAATATTAATAGATACTTGTTCTATTTCACCTTGTGTTTGACCAGATTCTGGTTGTACAATTCTAAACACTTTCTGTGATGTATAGGTAAATTGTGCAATATCTTTAAACACGTGTCCTAAATGTTCTAGGGCTGGTTCTACACAATTGTTTACCCATTGTCTAATTCTTCTTGTTCCATATTCATCCATTGCTAACATACCACGATAAGTTTCGTGGCTATCTTGACCAACACCTTGCATACTAGATGAAATACCACTAATGTATTCTATATCTGCTTTACCTTGTTGAGTTACCGTATAAAACGCATTGTTAATTGGTAATGGTTGTACTGGTGTAGGTGGAGTAAATCCTTGTCTAAATTTTAACATCGCACCTGGAGCAGATGAATATTTTTCCCATTCTTCTTCATCTACAGCACCTTCGGTGTATAACCATCTTAAATTACTTGCAAGATTTGCATTGTGTAGCATAATTTGGTGTGCTTTATTAATTTCTCTTTGTTTACCAATCATAGGCAATACTGCACTCATAGGAAATGGAGTATTGGTATGCATATATGGTATTGGAACAATTGGATAATCTTTTATTGGTAATAGGGTTTCATATAAATACATATCACCAGCACTTGCACACATTTTTACTTGTGTTTTGTAAAACTCTACGGCTTCTACTAACTTATTTCTAAACATTGGACTTCTACTTAAATCATCAAACTCGTCTTTTGTCATTACTTCTTGTATTGTTTGTGTTTGAGCTTGAACCATTTGAGCTTCCATTAACGCCATTTGTTCATTTACTTGAGCCGCCATTTGTTCTTGAGTTTTTTGTAGTTCAAGTTGCATACGTTCTTGAAGCATTTCACCTTGTGCTACAAGTCCAGCTAATTCCATTTCACGTTCTTTTAAACGCACATCATTTTCTTGAGCCATCATTTCAACATTTGCTTTAGCTTGTTGTCTAATAGCTTCTAACTCTTCAGGGGTTGGTGTTTTTTTCAAAAATACATTAACAAAAGGTACACGTTCTTTTGTGTATACTTCATAGTAATCTAAAATTTCATCTTGTTCCCCTTCTAGCGTATATGCTTCTAGTTCTACATCACCTGGTTGTATATTTGTAGATTCGTGTATATCACGCATTGAATAATTTTTTGTTTCAGCATTTCCTGAAGCTCTAATAATTTTACGTTTAAAATCAGGAAACATTTTTAGAAGTTGTGTTTTAGGTAAATTCTTTTGAACAATAATATAACTTGCATCTCTATAAAGGAAATCCCTACTCATAGGGTCTACATACACATCATAAGGGTCAATAGTTTTAAATACTACTTCACCCATACCTTTATCAGCATCAGGGTCAATATCTACTCTAAAAAATCCTACACCTTTTACTAAAGCATCTTGTATAACATTACCAAACAAACTTTTACCACCAGATAAATGCCAACAATATTCAGCAACCATAGAGTGTACGTGTGCAATATCAGTATCACTACCATCTGTACCTATTGCTTGCCACTTTGGATTGTTTGCTGTAACAAAGTATTTCATAATTTCAATCGCTGGTGTAATACGATTAATAATAAAGTCTGGCATACCACCTTCTCTTAAATCTTCTTGTTCCTCAGCAGTAAGTTGTTCATTTAAATAGAAATCCATACATTTCTGAGAATCCATAAACCATTTTTTACGATAATAACTATTCGCTTTTTGAAATAATTCTTTATTTACTAATGCTTTGTTTTTTCTACCTTTTTTAGCCATAATTACTTCTTCTTAACTATTTTTTTAATTTTACCATTATGTGTTCTTGCAAATTTATGTTTTTTAGTTTCTCTAATTAAAGTTCCACTATAACTTTTGCCTCCCCACATCCAACTTACTTTTTCAGTCATTTCTTTTTCTTGCCTTTTCCTGTTTTTCTTTTTTTAGGCGGTCTACCTACTTTAGTTCCATATGTTCCTTTTCCGTATGGCATAATAATCTCCTATTAATCACGTATCTCAAAATGTGGTAAATCATCAAAGTTATTATCTTTTATTTGTGTATCAGAATCCCAATCTCCACCCCAACGAATGTTATATCCTAATGAAGTAGCAATTCCTTTAACAAATCCAGCAAAGTAGGTAAATCGTTCTCTATCTTTCCATTCTACTGGATAAGGAGCAACGTCTACAGCTAACGATGGATATTGATTATGTTTTCCTTTTGGATACTTTA